CGCGCCATCCAGGCGTGCGTGCAGGGCGCGGCGAGTTCTGACGACCAGAAGCGCGCGATTGACTGGATCGTCAACGTCGCCTGCGGGACTTACGACGAGCCCTTCCTCCCCGGTCAGCCGGACGTGCGCGACTACCTGATTGGTCGGCGCTCGGTTGGCCTTGCGATTGTGAAGTTAATGAAGCTTCGGCCTAGCGTTATTGGGGCAGATGACGCCAAGTCCTGAAACTCATGATGTCGTTTATAGTTCTGTCCGTTACGCCGAACTTCTCTGCAATCCTGTTCTGACTCATCGTCCCCTTGAGTGATCGTATCTGAAGGACCTGTCTATCAGATAGGATAGCGTTGGGATTTCTAATCCCCCGGTTGTCTGTTCCATGGTGCCTCTTGTCAAAGTGATTTTCTGACGGCGTGGCCCATCGAAGGTGTCTAGGGTTTACGCATCCGGTGTGACCTTTCCCGCATATGTGTGCGGCATGCCAATTCTTCTTGGGTGCGCCATGTGTTTGCTCACATACGATGCGGGTAACTAGCTTCATTCCACCGCCTTTACCGATGACGGCATAGCCCTTGTTGTTCCGCAGATAGGGCCAAACGATACATCGGTCGGTGTCCGACTTCATCACAACCTCGGCGAGGTAATCGCTCGACTCGTTGTTTGGCGTTCTAAGCAGTTTGTGCGGGCTGCCATGTTTTCTCCACCGCATGTAGTGCGTGCTGCATAGGCCGTGCCCCTGCACGAGCCTGTCACATCCATCAATAGAGCAAATCGATCTTGGCATGGGCAGCGCTTACCACGCCTTGCAGGATATTGTCAATCTAATAAAGCGCAATCGGAGTATTAGATGCCTCCTGAGACTGAGATAAATACGCCTGCCCCGTCCGCTCCGCCGCCCGTTGCGGCTGGATCGCCTCCGCCTGCCGCGCCTGCCGCAGACACGCAGCAGCCGCCGCCTGCGACACCCGCGCCCAATGTTGCCTCCGGCAATGTGCCGGAGCCTGCGCCAGCCAAGCCATACTGGCCGGATGACTGGCGCGACAAGGCAGCCCGCCGCGTGGCAGGTGACGACGCCGACAAGGTCAAGAAAGAACTCGATCGCCTCGCGAAGATCGATGACCCGGCGTCTGCTTATGCGATGTATCGCCAGATCGAAAACACCTGGGCCTCGCGCAATTTCGTCAAGTTGCCGCCGAAGGAAGGCGCAACCGAGTCCGATATCAAGGAATATCACAAGGCGATCGGCGTGCCCGAGAAGGCCGAGGACTACGTCAAGGACGTCAAACTCGAGAGCGGAGCCGTCATTGGCGACATGGATAAGCCGATGATTAACTACTACGCTGGCGTTGCTCACAAGGCTGGCATGTCGCCCGCCCAATTCAACGGGCTGGTCAATGCGTATTTCTCTCAACAGGAAGAACAGGCCGCCAAGCTCGATGAGTCGGATGACAATTTCCGCCGCGAGTCGAACCTGGCCCTGAAGGAAGAATACGGCCCCGCCTTCAAGCGGCTGACCAACTCTATCAAAACTGTGTTCGCGACTGCAGAGGGTGGCGTCAACGTCGATGACCCGAGTTCGGTCATCTATGACCTCCTCCACGGCAGGACGGCGAGCGGGAGGATTGTGGGGAACGACCCCCGCATCAATCGCTGGCTCATTTCTCTCGTACACGCAATAAATCCTGCAGAGACGGTTGTCGAGGACGGTGGCGGAGACGCTTCCGTCGACAGCGAGATCGAGAAGATCGAAAAGATTATGCGGGAAAATCGAGCGGAGTACGACAAGAAGTACGCCGATCGCTACCTCAAACTTATTGAGGTCCGCAACAAGATTCAGGCCCGTAAAAAGGCTTGATTAAACTGACGGTCAACTCCCACGCGGAAGCCGTCATTTCACCCACCGTTTGTGAAGAACTCTTGGACGTGAGCGCGACCCCTCGCGGGTAACTCGTCTCTCTCGTCGGAAAGGGGCAACCTGAACGGACGGCATCTCAACACCACTTATGAGGTGCCAAAATGGCTGAATCTGCAGCCCAAACCCAATACCGGCAGGAACTGGTATCGGCGTTTGAAGAGGGCATGTCTTGGTTGCGGCGAACGACCGTCACCGAGGCTGTCATTAAGGGCAACTCTGCAGTGTTTTGTGTTGCTGGCTCCGGCAACGCTGCTGCCACGACCCGTGGCATTAGCGGTCTTATCCCGGCTCGCGCCGACGATATGACCCAACTCACCTGCACCCTGACGGAATGGCATATGTAATTGTGCCGCTCACTGAGACTGAAAAACTGGAAAGTAACACTTCACTAACCAGACGGAAGGACATATCTTGGCCCATAACATATCGGCGGCTGGGATGAATGAATCTCTTGTAAAATATCTTGCTGGTCTGCTGGATGCGGACGGCTGTCTCTCGTTTAACTTTAGTCGTGGATACGACGAAAGAGTGCGGTTAAGCCTAAGATTGTCGCTGGTTGCTGCCGACGAAATCGACAGGCATGGCTTTGTTGCATCACTGCCGTTGCTAACTGGAATTGGCAAAACCACTCGCACGTATGACAAATATACCTGTTGGTACACTTGTCAGCGCGCCGATCTGGAGATGCTGCTTCCTCGCCTGATAAAGCACATGGTTATCAAGGCACAGCATTGGCAATGGATGCTCGACTACTGGCGCAGATTCCGCTCCCAAGATCAGGGGCAGAAATCTCTGTCAGAGGACGATGTCACAGCACTAAAAAACGAGTACAGAGAGTCCAGAAAGAACAGGGTCGGGCCTATCAAGCCGAAGAACCACCCCACGTGGGCGTGGCTCGCTGGCTATCTTGACGGTGACGGCTGCTTTTCATTCAGGACAAGCAAGAACAAAAACATGAGGCTGAGCGTTACGGCTCACGTTTGCGACATGGCTGTTCTGGAGTTTCTTCAGAAGGCCTTTGGCGGAACGATTAAGAACAATTCTCGCTCCGAAAACATTAAGGTGTGGTGGCGAGGATTGGGGCCGTCTCATAATAGTTTTGCGCTCCGCTTTTTGCCCTCTCTTGTGCATCACTCAAGATTTAAGAAGCACAGGATTGAGCAAATGATTCAATTCCACCGGCAACGACTAAGTGTCTCGGCCCCTGCGGGGGGTGCTATAGTCTGAATAGCCAGTTGGCTATCTGGATTTGGTCCACAAGACCAGATTTAACATTTTCCAAAGTCAGGGCGACCAGCGCGGATTGATGCAGTCGACCACGCGGAAGGTTCTCAACCGCCGCATCGATGCTGACATCATTGGCGCTCTGGATACCGCGACCAACAACCTTGGTGCGGCAACGACCGTCTCCCTCGCCGTCGTCGGCAAGGCCATCACTACGCTGGCCGAGAACGAAGTCTCGACGGAGGAGGAGGACAAGATGTGGGCAGTCGCCACGCCCGCGGTTCGCGGTTACTTGATGCAGACGACCGAGTTCAACTCGGCCGACTACGTCGAGGTGAAATATCTCAATGGTGGAGCGGCCCGCGTCAAGCGGTTTGCTGGCTTCAACTGGATATTCCACCCGAACCTGACCGGCGTCGGGACGTCCTCGGAGAAGTGCTACTTCTTCCACCGCGATGCGGTGGGGTCGGCATTCGACTCCGGCGAGGGCCTGAACACGGCCATCGGCTACAACGACGAGCAGGATTACTCCTATGCCCGCGCGTCGTCTTTCACTGGCGCAAAGCTCCTGCAACAGTCTGGCATCGTGCAGTTCCTGCATGACGCCAGCGCAATCTAAGGGAGGGTTGAACAATGTCTGGTTATGACAAAAACAAACTCGCCCTCATTGCGCAGGGCCTTGCTGGCAAAGGTAAGGTCTGGGTCTATCAGGATACCGGCGATCCCGCCGATATCGCTGAAGGCTCCGGCTACTTTGCTAACGGTAACGACATGGGCATGGACTCCGGCGACTTCATCTTCATCAAGATGAGCCGCGGCGGGGGTCGACGCGATGTGTTCGGTACCTCAGTGCAGAGCACGTCAGATACGGGCGGCACCCAATCCTCGGGTGGCAAGCAAATCCTTATCGGCGATACATGAGCCTACGAGGGGCAGGCATCCCGCCTGCCCCTTTTCTTTTCAGAGGTGAAGAATGGAAACTGCTACCGAACCCAAGACCGGCCTCAAGCGCATGGGGTCAGAGCCAAAGAAATTAACGGTTCCCGTTGCACAGTTGCAGTCGAAGGTTGCTGCTGCGCCACAGGAAGCACCAAAGCCCGTGCTGAAACTCGGCGCGTTTCGCGATTATGCCCATTGGCAGTCGCAATTCCTTGTCGAACTCCCGGTTGGCTGGCGGTTCGAGGAATGCCTGCGGCCTGAGTTCTACGCGCAGGTCTCGCACAAGCTTGCAGGCAACGTCGCGACCAACACCAAGGAATTGGCAGGATCGCTCCTGCATGTCGTCACCGAGGATCATAACTTCCGTGCCGTACTCGAGGTGACGGTCGTTCGTGAGAAGGCGCTGCAGGTCGAGGTGTTCATCCCGCCGGTCTATTACGACCTCGAGGAAATCCCCGAGAACGATGTCAACGTGGCGCGCTGGAATGCGCAGTTGCGCGGCTGGGATATCGTGCGCAAGGCGGACGGCGCCGTCGTTGCTGACGGAAAGAATATCAAGACGCGCCGCGAGGCGGCCGACTGGATGAGCAAAACACTGAGGAACTGACCATGGCAACCAAACTCGGCCTCTTTAACGGCGCCCTTATGGAGCTTGGCCATACTGCGCTTGAGGATACCGGCGAGAATGTCGAGGCCGGGCGGTTGTTAAGTGAGCGCTACGACCAGGTGGTCAGGGAGTGTCTCTCTGCCGGGTCGTGGAATTTTGCCACGGAGACGATCATGGCGGAGGCGGATACTGGCGTGACGCCAGAGTTCGGCTTCGCCGAGGTGTTCGCCAAGCCGTCCGACTGGCTGCGCACGCATGCGGTGTCTGCCGACGAGAACTTTTCGCTGCCGCTGCTGCAGTATTACGATGACATCGGCTTCTGGTCGGCGGATGTGACGCCGATCTATGTGCGCTATGTGTCGGATGACACCGGGCTTGGTTTTGAACTTAATCGGTGGACGCCTGCTTTCACCCGCTATGTCGAGTTGGCGCTTGCCGACAGGGTTGGATACCGGATCACACAGAGCAGGGAAAAGTCTGAAGAAGTGCGCGGTCTCCTGAAGGACGCGAAGAAAAATGCGCTCAATCAGGACTGCATGAACGAGGCGCAACCGAAGTTTGCCCCTCCCGGCAGTTGGACGGCATCGCGTTGGTCATCCGCAGGCCGGGAGCGTGGCCGCCGTAACAGCCTGATAGGGTAGGAATGGCCCGCGCCAATGCCCCACTCCTCGGCTTCAACCGGGGTCTGATATCGCCGAAGGCTCTTGGTCGCGTCGACCTTGACCGGACCAAGTTGTCCGCCGAGGTGATGACGAATTGGCTGCCAAAGTCGCAGGGCGCGATGTCAATCCGCCCCGGCACGAAATGCCTTGGCTCGAGCCATAATGACACGGGCGCGACGTGGATCGAGTTTGTTGCGGCGACCGACGATACCGCGCTGATCGAGTTGACCGACAACAATATGCGTGTCTGGGTCAACGACACGGTGCTGGTGCGGCCGACTGTGACAACCTCGTTGTCGTTGACCGATACCGGATGGTTTGAGTCCTCAAGCACGGCCATCGTCGGCACCACGGTCGTTACATCAGGCAGCGCCAAGGTCTTGACCGCGGCTGGCATTGGGGCGCTCACCCGCATTGAAAAGCGGGTCATTGTTTCCGGCGGCAATACCGGCGTTGAGCATTCGCTGCTGAT